AATTCATCAAATCAAACTCAAGCAAGAAAAAAGATGGAAAGAGCTTGCCGAGTATGTTGGAGAATATCGACGCAACGATTTGCGTTCTGTTGATTATTCTGATTTCATCGTAGTTGTTGTCGATCCAAGAGTGCCCCAATGGGGAACTAGTAATGAAGTTTATGGCGGAGAAGCACAACATAAGCCAACGTTTTTTGTTTGTGATGGGGGCTTGGCGAATTTTCCGAATTGGTTGTTTGATTTATTAGACTTTGAAGGAGATCAGCCTATCAATTTTTTTGAGAATATTGAAGAAGTGATCGAGATGTTAAAGAAATTGAATTCTGGCGAAAAAGAACTCAGTAAAGAGTGGGTTTTGGCAAGAAAACATATTGAGCAAAATCGCAAAAATCGACTGGCTCTGGCTAACAGAGTTTCACACCCAAAATAGCCTTGAATTTATAGCCTTTTTCAATGGCGTCCAAGGCCCACATTAGTTTGCAAATTTCGTAAGGACCGATTTCGGCCATCTTGCCAATTTTTTTTAGGCAATTCTTATGTAATAAAAGTCCATTAATAGTTGCTTCAAAAAAATCACATTTCTTATCAACAATAGGAAAAAGAATATCTTTTTCACTTTCGATAAAAATGGAATATTTGCTATCTAGCATGCGTCTTATATAAGTCCCAGCTATTACAATAAAATTCCAATCCGCTGGCGGATTTTTCATGCCAGTATTTATCAGCGAAGTATAAGTTTCATTGCCTTTATAGGTCTGGCAAATCTCATTCATTTCTTTAAAAGTCTGGTTTTTTACCGTTTTTTCTGCTACAGAAATGATTGGCACGTCGTATTTGCCACGTATGGAATTGACCGTGTTCTTTAACAAAGAAGGATTCGATTCTGGATTTAGAACTACAAACCCAAAATTGATTTTTTTGGATATATACAATTCAATCTCGCTTATGTGAGAACCACGTCGAAATCTATTCTAATTATATCATTTTCAGTAATTGCCGTGGTGAGTTCAAATGTCCCTGCAGCATGATCTGGCGTAAAACTGTTCAACACCCAGTCGGCGTCAGTTCCGAGTCCGTTGTCGTCAAGGCGTTTGGGAACGTGTATCTCAGTATCCGCTGTTAACTTCACGCCGTTAATGTAGACTCGAAGACTACCTTCCTTATAAGGGGTTGACAACGAATTTACCTTGTAATTAAGATTGTCGTCATCATTTTCGTCTATAATAGGCTCTATATCATAATAATGACTATGTGCTGGTTTGTTGTAAACTGGCTTAATTGTTACCGCATTTGAGGGCGGTACTGGCGCTGTTACATCCCACTGAATGCTTTCGGACGCTCCAAGGTAGATTTGACCTTCTTCTATTATCAAAGAATCAGAATCAGTTTCTACCTCGAATCTGATATTTGTAGCTTCCGAAGCAATTAGAGTAAGTTTTGACCGTTCAGCCTCAAGCATGCGTACAAATGAAACTGGTTGTTCTACTGTGTAGCCTAAGGTATCATTATAATATTCTAAGTCTTCATCACTTACTGTTTTGCTACCATCGCTATGCTCTGCGATGTTGTGAACAGCTTCATCTATTGCGGAATCCTTGAGAGAACCATCTTCTTCCAAAGATTGGTTAAGTCTGTTGCTTATAGTCCCTTGATTTCCTGACGCATCCCGTAATATTTCAGCATGATTTTCCAGTTCCCCATTTATCAATTGGTCCCGTAATGCCAATACTTCAATGGGGACATTATCATATTCCCAATGATATGGGTGCAATGGGTCGTATTTTGGAACTGGAAGTTTTGATAGATCAGGCATTACTCCTCTTTTTGACCAAAATCAGTTTGGCGGTCTATATTCTTTTTGACAGAACGAAGATTTTTGGGATTCCCAGAATGGGTTTGACTATTTTGTTTCCCATAACGGGGATTTCCTCCTACAAAGCCGGATTTACCGTGATTGTAGTCTTTTTTGTGTTTTTCACGCCACTCATTGAATGATATTAGTGTCATAGTGATTTATATACGACCACTGATTAAAAATCTAATTAATAAGAACGCAAATGACTTCTTGATTTTTTCAGACAATGTGTTTTAAAAGTCACAAGTCAAAATAGCGAAGGTCAGCAGCATCTCTGCTTGTTCTTTTTGATTTTTTCTGTCTAGCCAGAAATTGTTCATTTGATTAAATCCCCTAAGTTATAAAGGTCGTATTGAAGGAACTTTTCCCAATCTTTCATATTTGCTTTGGAATTATCGTGAGTTTCGTGAACCCAATTAAAAACTTTTTCCCAACTTTTGCCATAATGCCCTAAAATTTCTTCGCCTGCACTTACATCTTTGATGAACCAATATACAGCTTTATCAGCGTGCAAACTTTTTTTTGTGTATTCGTCGCCAAGATAACGAATTTCCACATTTTGTTCTTTTTTATCTTTAGTATGGTTTACAATGCCAGCATATCCAAGTGGCACAATGAGGAACTCGCCTATGTTTATTTTGTCGCCTTTTCTTTTTACGTTAGCAGCAAACTTATATGAATTGGCGTAATGTGTGCATTGATCTGCAACAGATTCTCTGTGTACCAATACACCGGTAATTTCGAGCCATTCGTTTTTCTTTATGGCTCTCTTTGCAAAAAGCCCGTTGCCTGCCAAATTTACAGTAGATTGAGTTATGTAAAAACGATCATCATCTTCTTCAAAGACTATCATTCGATGTAGCCTCTTTCTATGGCCTCATTAACTTCTTCAAGATTCATATTTTTCCCTACAAATTCACTAAAGCATTCGCAAAAATGATTAAGTATTGATGTAGTAACAGTTTCTGTTAATTCTGAGTGTTGTGAAATAACTTTTTTTGCTTCGGACCAAGAATCAAGTTCCAGACCCCAATCAAAGATTTCTCCATCGACTGTAAGCGCTTTAATATTTTTGTTGAATTCTTCGCTATATTCGGAAATAAATTCAATTTTTTTCATTTTTTACAATTCTACTCACTGTGGATTGATTGACGCCTACTATTTTAACTATTTATTTTTTTCTAAATGCCTTAATTCTTTTATTTTTTTTAGATATAGCTTATCCTCCAATTCCAAGTGATTTGCATTTGGTCTGTTTTGTTTAAGTCTAAAAATGTAGCCATGCTATACAAGTCGCCATTTGACATTTGCAATGCCATCTCGTTAATTGCAAAACCATTTGCGTCAGAAAAACCCAACACCGATGTGAAAACAACTTGACTTGATATATTCGGATCAACTTGAGCAATTACTGGCTTGCTTGCACGAGTGACACCAAACAAACCATTTCTGGTGGTATCGACGTATTTTACAGAACCTCCTGCCGTTCCGCCGTCTCCAAATAGCATTCGGTTAACGTAAAATTGGTAAGTATCTCCCAAATCGTTAGCAAGACTTTTAGCCAGTGCTTCACGCCCCTTACGGAGAATGGTATTTTTAAACTCTCTTTTTTCTTGCTTGCCATCTTTGTATTCAATATTAACGGTCACATAGCCGCTTACTTCTACTGGTTCTTCTGTGTTCATATTTCCCCTTGCTCGGTGGAGCCGTTAAAATATTCTATGTTAAAAGAAATTCCTTCGCTTTGTTGCACATAATTGACCACATTGTCATCGCCTGCCCCCGCAGTCAAAGCCATCATCGGCATTGCTGTCGGGGATTCGGTTGTATTGGTGATTATTTCTTCGCCTCTTCTGTCTATTATTCTAAATGTATAATCAGGGAGGTCAAATTTTTGCCCCGGAATATTCACATCTTCTGTCTTTTCATATTGATAAATTACGTAGCTTACTGATGTTCCCCCGCCTTGCAATGTTTTCCAATAATTATCTGGTCCCTCAAGTGTTATAATTGATTCATCAATTTCCGCCATAAAATAAATGTCGCCATCTATTTCAACTAAATAGTTTTGCTTAAATGTATTGTTCTCTAAAGGAGTAGATACAACTGAATTCACGCCGTTGGAAACTGGAAAATTTGTCTCGTAGTTTGTTGGAGAAGTGTCTAATTTTAAACCATTATGGCTCAAATAACCGATTTGATTTTCGGTGATTCGCTGCCAAACAGTTAGAGTGGTCGGACTTAAATCCCCATCGGTATAACCAGAAATGTAAAATTCATCGTCTGTATCAGGGACCAAGCCAATTATCTTGTATTGAATGCCGTCTATTATTTGATAATACTCAATTTCTTGTAAATATAAGTTATTTTGGATATCAGCATCCCAGCCCACAGTTCTGCCTCTAGGAGTGATTTTTAAAAAGCCTGTCGTGCTAGATCCTTCTACGTTATCATTCTCATCTAATAGTGTATAAGTTATAGTATTATTAGTGGCAGGTAGTGTGTGAGCGGGGTCGTCTAGCACTATTACTCCGTTTGGCAAAATATCCTTAATTTCATAAGGAGTGCCAGAATAAGCTGGAATAGACATTTGCCACGGGGCACTTGCAGTGCCTTGAGCCACATCCCATTGAGTTTTAATGTTCAAAATTTGATAATCCAAGTTTTCATCCGTGACTTCCTGAATATTGTCTTGATAGACGGACACACTCAACGGTGTTTCGAACTCTATTTGGTTGGATATTCTGAAATTAAAGGCTCTGTCGCTCAACATTTGATTTTCAAATGAAGAGTTAGTTTCTGTTATTGGCTCCGAAATACTGTCATCGTTGACCCCAAGAACATTGCCTTGAGACACTTGTGCAGTATTTTTGTTTGGTTCGTCTATTACGTATTTCCCAGCCAAAGATGACGAAAGAATTTCTAGTACAGCACTACCATCTTTCGCCATCCCCAGATTTTCAAAATTTATATCGCCGCAGAAAATTATGATTTTGTCATTGAAAGCAATGCCCGTTCCACTTGCCACTGAACTAGCTGTTGCCAGTTCGCTTCTTAAGATTGCTTCGGTTGTATTGCCGTTTATCATGACTCGATTAAACCACTTTTGGGCTGATCCGGCAATTACATAATCATGGGAAGAATATTTTAAAAAACCTTCAATTACTTCTTCTGGTTGTTCCATGAATTCGTGAAATCCACCGTAGATATTCATATTTTGTAACACTGCATGGAATGGCATGTTTTCAGTAAGTATCTGAATTGCCTCTAAGATTCTATCACTAGTCAATTCTTCTATTTCTAAATCCACATTATACTTGCTGCTAATGCATGCAAAGCATGGGTCAAGGAAGTCTTTGTCAATGTCGCATGGTTCTTTTGAATTTCGAATACTACCGTTGTATTCATCCATGTTGTAAATGTTTTCTGAATAAGGGAATTCAGTTCTTACCTTACCGAAGACAACATCATCATGATATGGATGTTTTTGTGGTATAATTGTATCAAATAATGGATCATTTTCTGCAATTAATCGCACATTCATATTTTTAAGAGGATAGTCCTGATCTATTTCATCACGTTGATCTGCCAACGGCAATGTCCTCACATAGTCTTCTATATCTTGTATTTCTGAACTTGGGATTTCGTTGTATTTGTACAAAATTTTGATTATGTCGCCTTCCGCTAAATCCAACGGTTCTGTTTCAAGAGAACTCCCTTCCCAAGTCATGGTTGTTACACCATCCACGGTTTCAAAGGAAACATAGTCTGAAGAAAGTTCCGTGTAATCTTCTTCGCCTTCTGCTCTTATTGATAATTGGAAATTAACTTCATCTATGGGCAAAGCGACCTTGGCCAAAATCCAACTATCTTCTCCCTTATATTGAAATATTTCTTGCCAAGTATAGGCAGAAATCACTTGCCACAAACTGGTATATTCAATGAGCTTGATGCCAGCTTGATCTAGCCCCTCGACTATCCCATCTTTTGTTCCTTTCTTTTTATATAAAGGAATAGCACGCTTGATTTGTTTCCTCCAACGTGTTGGATCATAGGACTTTAGTTTTAAACCCAATGTATTAGAAAGATACGGCAGAAGAGATTCATCTAGTGCATTTGCATCATAAAGGTCAATTATTTGATTTGCCAAATCTTCTAGTGCGGTAAATCCATCAGCTACTGATTTGTTGAGTTTATCAATTACATCAGGAGTTCTGTCGCCCTCACACATAAGCATTTTGAATATTTCTGGCGTATATCTTTCTAATAGTATTTCATATTTTTCTGGTGGAGTTTGGTGCGTAGGAATAGTTGTGGTAATTTGTGTGGAGCCCTTCAAGTAAAACTTGAAGTGTTGCGAGTAGGATTCCCCTCCAGAAAGTGGCGTCCAAGTCCAACAAATAAAGTAATCGCCCTCTCTCATTCCGACTGGTTGCCACGTATATTTGAAATTGCCAACCAGCGGATTTGCATCTTCATCTTCTGTGACATGCTCTAAGAATGAATTTTCTTCATCCGAAGACAGCCATGCTGGGAATTCTTTGTTTCCGACGACACGAACAGGCTTCGCTTCATTGAAGTAGAATGACGCATTGGTTTTGGAAGCTTCTGCATCTAATTTAGCTCTTTGTGCCGCTTTTATGTTTTCTTGCGAAGGATCGGCACAAACTAGAGCTTCTGCTGCCAGAACCGCCTTCATCTTTTCAGTTACGTAAAAATCTTCTTTGTATTCGTTAAAATTATTGCTAGAAAAATCTCTTTCTACATAATAAATGATTAACTGATCCACTTTGTACGGATCGGTTAAACAGCCGTTCACATCTAAAGTGGTTAGCTCAAATATTATATCATCTGTTGTAGATGGATTTTCTGTTACATTTAATACGGCCATTTTGCCTTTACTCGTACACAAAATTTATTTCTGTTACATCTGGTCTAATTATTTCATAGTACTTTGTAGTAACTGTGATTCCGCCATTTTCTTCGTCGTCAGTCACAAAGTTGATGTTATATTCTTTCACCTCTTTTAAATCAGACAACGCCTTTACTATTTCGCTTTCTTTGAGAGTTTGTCCGTACTCCCAATTTGTTAATGCGAACAAATCTGCCAGTCTTCTCTCAATTTTGACTCTAATTTCTTCCTCAAATTTTCTGTAAAATCTGTCGATGATAACATCAATTTGAGTATCGACTCGAATTATTGTGCCGTTTTTGATACAAATATGATCTGTTATCATTTTTCTTTTTTCTAAATGATCTTTAAGT